AGTTAAGACTTCATCTGCTGTTACGTTTAACTCATCTAAATAAAGTTGAGCAGTAGTATCACCTTTTTGGGCTTTTCGTGCACTGTCTTGCAAGAATCTTGTGCCCATGCCCGTAGCAAATACTCTAGTAAACTTAGTGTATGCCTCTAATAAAGTAACCCTAAACCAAGTATCAGATACGTTTTTTGCAGTTTGATTCATAAAGTTTTGTTCTCCTGCAAAGATAAAGAAACTAGACATAGCATCTACACCTATAACTCCAACCTCACGCGCTAACTCTGCAGCTTCTTGTGGGTCTTTTGTCATATTTTTTATAACGTTAGCTATGTCACTAATCTTAGCTGTACCCCTAGACCTTAACACCGGTCCCGCTGTATCTTGCAAAGATGCTAATACAGTAAATGCCAATAGGGTTATGATGTTTACAGGAAGCAATACGTTGTTTGCTGTCTTTAACCAACCTTTATCTATAGGCGGTGTTTTTCCAAACATAGAGTCAATTATATTTCTAGCATCTTGTTGTTGTTCAGGAGTTAATTTAGTTATTAAAGAATTTAATCTTTCTACGCCGCCAGATTGTTCAAACTCATACTTAAGAGCTACTTTGTCTAGGTATTGTTTTGCAGCTACTTCTGCAGGCAAAGCAAGCCCAGAATCTATAAGTTGTTTGTTTGTTATGTTAGACCAAAGTTTTTTTCTTTCTTTCATCATGCCGAGGTCGATTTCATCTTGTGGATTAAAATCTAATTCACCACTGCCTAATTTCACAATTCTATTAACTGCGTCATAAATATCAGCCTCAGATGCTTTAGGGTTAGCTTCTTTAAGCACATTCCTAGCTACTACTTGTAAGTTTTCGTTGCCTGCAATTTCTGCAACCGCAACTATACGAGGAAAGAAGTTACTTCTTCTATCTATACCATATCTTTCTAACCCTAAGTCATCGTATATTCTGTTAAAAAAGTTTCTAACTTCTTGGGCTTTTGGGGATAAAGCTGATGTATCTTTAGTGTCATCTGCTGCTTCGTCAACTATAGCTTTCTGTTCAGCTGCTAAAGTAGAGTATATCCATCCATCTTCTACACCTAAAATCTTAGCTAATTCATTATGTAGAGCGTTTGCTCTTCTAGTTTTTAGTGTAAAGATACCCGCTCTACCAGATTTAGACACAGTCCTAGGATCTAGATTAAAGAAGTTAGCTATCTCTTCACCGACTGAACCATAATTTCTAAGTCTGGTATCAGAAGTAAGAAGTATTTTAGTAAGCCAAGTAGGCAAGTTCTTGCTCTTAAATAGTTTACTGGTTTGCTCCATAACTTTTCGCAACTGCTTATCAGTGAACGTTTCGGGCCCAAGAATACCTTCAATCATGCTTTCTATGCTTGCTTTAGTTTTGTATGGGACTTGTTGATTCTCTGGGTTTACAAGTTTCTGTTGCAAGTCAGCTGCATACTCTTGGAAAGTCTCATCTATTTCTGTACGTTTTCTAAAGATTTTTGATTGGTCATACATTTTCTTTTGTGACTTGGCTAACCGTTTGAACCAAGCCTGAGTGGGCTTATTCATACTGTCAAACACTGTGCCATCAACTTCTATGCCCAGTTCTTTTCTTATAGCTACACCAAACTGATCAGCCATAAAGTTTTCTATGCCCGTGTCATCGTTAGTGTAAGTTGGGGGCACGTTGTCACTTTTTAATATTTGTTCGTACGCCTGCAATATTTTCTTCCTAGTTGCAGGAACTTTTAAACTTTTTTCTAGTTCTTGAAAAGTTAAAGAGTTACCTAACTCTTTTAAGAATGCAGAATAATATTGGCCTTCTGCTATGTTTGGATTAGTTTTTACTAAAATAATATCAAAGTCTCTGTACTGCAGAGTCATAGCAACTTTATCTGGTCGATTTAACAAGTCTTGTCTTTTAGTATCAAAGTTTTTTTGGTCTATTGCATTTTTAATTCTAGGAGGCAGTTGAGAATCACTGTACCCTTCCTCAGCTGCAATCACATGCAGGTTTGTTGTAAGGCCTAAGTTCCTAGCTGCGCCAATCATGTTGGTTATTATTTGTTTTCTAAAGGGTAGGTTTGCTCTTGTTCTTGTAGTAGGTGCTGGAGTATCTATACCTTTTAGCTTATTGGCTTTTTGTTGTATGACATTACCTAGGTATACCGCTGTAACCTTCTGATACTTCGTATTATCTTTAAAAGTTGGTTTTATATTACCTGCTCTTGCTAAATCTGCGTATCTATCTCTACCCCTAAATTCTTTACCCTGTTGTTCTTGATAAGACTCAAACAAGTTTCGATCTTGTATGTCCATCTTTATAGCAGAGTTATCTGTAATCTGGGTATCAGAAGGAGCGTCTAGATTATACATACCGGTCTCATCTATAGAAGGAGTGGCTCTTTCTATAGCGATTGCTTGAAGGTCATCTAAATAAGTTTCTATTGGTACATTTCTATCAATCCTACCGCCAGCCCCTCTAAAAGCTAAATTAGGTCTGTTAGCAGGTACATTTACTTGTTGTTGTCTTATTTCTACTTCACCTGTAGGACTACCAAACGCTACATCCCTCGTAACAGGTTGTCCTAATGGAGCAGATATTTCTTGTAATTCGCCAGGCTCATTTCTTATATCTGCGCTATTTATAGCAGCTATAACCTTACCTATTTCATTTAAAAACTGCATTATGGTCCTGTCTTGGGCTTGAACTTCTCCGTACAAGTCTTTAACTTCACCGGGTGTCTTTTTAGAATCTTTATCTACTGCAGCATACCTAACACTCAAAGCATCTTCAGCCCTAGCCGCAAGATCTTCTAGTTCTTGTAGAGTCATTTCTTGCATAGTATTAGCTTCAATATTTTGTATTAAAGGCACAATATATGCAGGGTTCATACCAGCAGTTAAAGGTGTGGGCCCTGCTTCGTACACTAAATCTTTTAAAGGAACGTTTACTTTTGCAAATCTATCGTTTGTAAAAAAACCACTAGCTAGTCTTGGAAGACCAAACTGCTGTCGTAGATACGCTACTTGTTGAGCGAACTCGCCCTCAAATTTTTTAGGCATTGTAATTCTAAGAATACTTGCCCCAGGCCCATCTGGTTGAGAGATGATGTCATCAAGAGCGGCTCCTAGTTCTATGTCGCTTTTCTTTTTGCCCCCTGTCATAGTGAAGACTGCATCTTCTTTTACACCTAACGGGTAGTACTCAAGCTTAAAGTTGTTTTCTTGCAGTATGTCTATTGCATCTAATAAAGATGCGACTCTCTGTGCGGCTTGGTTCGTGTACTCTTCAGGTTGTCTACGTTGTTTTATTTTAGATAAAGTAGAAATACCCTCCAGTAAAACTGACATATCTATATTGATTGGGGTTCTACTCTTAGCTTCTGGGTTTAAGTTTTGTAATTTAAAATGTATTGGGGTCTTATAAGTACCAGACCTAGTTCTTGCGTGCGCTTGATCTAATCTTATCTGAAGATCTGCACGTATGTTTCTAAGGGTATCAACATTTTCTCTAGTAATCTCTCTAAACTGTTCTGGGTCAGGCTTCATCCTTACTATTACATATCTTCTACTGGTATCTTGTGTAGGTTCCTCTACTTCTTGCTCTACTTCTTGCTCTACTTCTTGTTCCCCTTCTGCTTCTAATCTACGCGCTTCATCTTGAGCTTCAAAAGAAGCTTCCTGGTCTGCTAGTGGTGTAGCATTACTATCAATTAACTCAACAATATCATCTACAGTGTATGTTTTTTGGCCTTGTGGTCCTGCGTTATCTTCTCTTAAGTAACCCGCATCTACAGCGGCTTCTATCAACTGGTCAACCCCCATACCACCAGTTTTTGTATAACTAAAAGTGCCTTTATCTAATCTGTCTCTTAGTTCAGCAACTCCTACCGCTTTAGGATCAAGTTTGTTGTTTCTAAGAAAAGTTTTAAACGGTACATTTTTCTTAGCGGGTTTAGCTTTAGGTTTAGTTTTAGTAACTACTGGTCTTTCAGGTGCTACAAAAGGTTGATTATTAGCTGTTGCTGTTCTTAAATCTCTTAGATCTCTTACATCTACAAATCTTAAGAACCCTGTTTCGCTAGTTTCTTCTCTTTCTATCTTGGCTTTATCTCTAAAAGTTTGTACTGCTCTTTTAGATAAAAAAGGTTTTTGGCTTTCAAATTCAGCCCTTAGAGTAGGATGTATAAATGTATTTAATCCAGCAATAGAACGCCCATCTGCTTTAGGATCACCTTTTGATATTTCAAACCCTTTGTCTGTCTTTGGATCTACAAATGGATTCTGTACAGTACCCGAACCTTTTTTAGCCATAACGACTGGGTCTTGTTCTTTTATAGGAGCTTTAGCTTCTCTTTGTGCGGCTCTAAAATCAGCAAGTTGTTTTATATAAGCTTTGTCTTTCCTGCCTTTTTTAAAGTCTTTTGGGTTTGGTCTTTCTAACTCAACATTGGTTCTACTTAAAACTTCACTAACTCCTATCAAAGGCACGTTAGTAACTTCTCTGCTACCAAACTCATCTCTAGCTATACTGCTTTCGATAGAATCCGATTGTTGTAGTTGTGCTCCTTCTTCGACTATCTCTTGTAACACCCCATCTAACTCAAAAGCTATACGTTCAAGACCCCCAGAGTTCATTCTTTGTAAGAAAGCCCTATCGTCTGCGTTAAGTGGGCCAGCGTTTTTTTCTGCGTTTATTAACTCACCATATATTTCTGAATACCTAGCTCTTGTATTTGATCCCGGTTTGCCTACTGCATCTAATGTTTTTGTAGCTGCTGGTTTTACGCCCGCTTTTCTTGCGGCATCTGCCCTAGCATATTTAGCTTTTATTTCCTCTCCTGCTTTCTTTTTTTCTGTTGTGCCTAATGACCTTAAAGCCTCGGGAGTATTTTTAAGCTCTGACCGAGCTACTTCTAGGTTAGCTTGTTTTAGTTCTTGCACTTGCTGTTCAGTAAAAACAAGAGTTCGCCCTACTCCTTTAGTTAAATAATTTATTGTGCTTTCTAAAGCTTTTATGTTTGCTCTCAATTCTTGGTCAAAAGCTTGATCTTCTATTACTTTGTTCTTTCTTTCTGTTTCATTTTCTATTTGCTCATAGGCTTCAAAAGTTTCTTCAGAAGATAGTTCTTCAAGTCTTTGCTTTGCACGATCTAATTCGCCTTGTAATTGTTCAACTGACGCAACATTTAATTGCCCTTCAGTAGTAGTTTGCGTAGTTTGTCGCCCACTTAATAAAAGCTTTCGTGTCTGGTCTATGAAGAAAACAAGATCACTAAAGTTAATTGGTAGTTTGTAAACGTCTTTAAGATAAGCATCAAACTGCGCTCTCTGGGTTGGGGGCACTTTGTTCTTTCTTATGTCAATGTTGGCTGCTGTTACATCTAGGTTTTGAGTCCCTCTGTCCCCTTCTACTCCAGCATCATCGTCACTGGTTCCCATCTCAGACATATCGCTTGTTTCGAAAGCCTCTTTGGTAGCTTTTAATACATCAGCATCTTTTGGCAGTCCTTCTTGTCTAAACTTTCTGTGTTGTGCCAAACTTTGAGTTTCTACTGTGTACCTCTTTGGGTCCATGGCCGCTCTTATTTTGTTCATGGCTGCTTGCGCAGCTTCTGCATCGCCTTTTACATCTTCTCTAGCAGATTGGTACTTAACAAACTCACCTTTTTCGTTATCAAAAAGACCAACTACTATGTCATCTCTAGGGTCTCTGCCTCTGCTAAAGCCAAGTTCTTTTGCTAAGAATCCTTCTAAAATCCCAGTGTCATACTTATAACCACTGTCCATGATATTTGCTAGCCTGCCAGCAGCACGTTGATCAGTTGTAAAGAAAACCCCTGTGGGTGTAGAAACGCTAAACAACTCATTCTCACCAAACATAGCTTCTACTTTGTCTTGTATCTTTGCAAACTCTCCTTTCGCCTCTATGGGAACAAATACACTTCTTGCTCCAGAGTTTTCGTTTTTAATAAAATCAAACTGAGTTTCTAAGGCCCCAGCGCGTTCACCCATAACTGCGCCTATAGATGCTTGGAACTCTCTATCTGAAAAAATACGCATCATCTCACGTTCAGCGGCACCCCTTTGCGAAAGGTTTCTAGCTTTGTTTATAACAGCAGTACCTGCACCTAGACCACCACCAACACCTAAACCCCCCATAACACCTGCAAACAAGGCGTTTACCCTATCTACTTTTGCTTGGGCTTTCGTGTAAGTGTCGTCTATCCTGAACTTCTGTTGCACGGACAGCTCTTCTTGTAGCAGTTCAGCAAGGCCTTCAGAAGCAGATGTAACCGCACTTATTGAAGCAAAGTCTTTAAACATGCTGCCTGGAGGTAAAGGATCAAACTTAAATGGGTCCGTCGCCCCAGCTTTTTTAACCCTGCCTGGTCTTTTAAAAGCCCTAAAAGTAGTTACAGCAGTTAAAGCTTCAGCACCAACTCCAATAGCACCAAAAGCCGAACCCTGAAGTATAGAGTTAATAGCATCTTGTTTACTATCCATGCCTTGGTCAACATAATCACTAAATGCTATACCAGTACCCATTCTTTGTTCTTGGGTAAATGCACCTAAAACTGCACCTTGAGTAAACCTTTTGCCCCTCAAGTTAGAACGCATAACCCCGTAGATATCGTCTAAGTTACGCAGTTCTTCTTTTGAAAATTTGTGTAAAGGTTGTTTACCAGCATTGACTCTAATTTGATTTTTGTAAGATCTATTAAGTAGGTCTTCTACATCCGCTTTATCTATACCAGGTTTCCTTCGTTGTAAAGTTTTTACTCCACCTTCTACGGCTTCCCTTCGGGCCGCTGTTCCAGCAGCTGCGGCTGTTAATAACCCAGGAGTTGCAGTACCACCAGACAATATAGTACCACCGGCTACAACACCGCCTACAACAGCAGCTTCAGCCAAACTAGCAGCTAAAGAAGGTATGAATTGCCCCGTGGCTGAAACAGTATTTAGAAAAAAATCATGCACGTTACCCTCTTCTAAGGCACTAGCAAAATCTGACTCAAGCCCACGCAATGGTGCTCCTGCTTGGCCCTCAAGAAAATCTGCTTCGCGCAACCTATTACGTGCAGATACATCTTTTCCTCTAAGTGTATCTATAGCGGCTAAAAAGTTTTGATTTTGCGCCTGTATATTTCTAATACCAGAATCTATACCTGCACCGAAAGCTTCACCCAAAGTGTCTATTGGCTCTACTCTTTCTACGCTTGGTCGGGCAAGACTGCCTTGTTGTGGGTTTTTAAAATCCGCGCGGTCGCTAGTTCTTCTTGCTAAATCGCCTTCTTTTATCCTTGTGATTGAGTCTGTAGTAATAGCCACACGTTAATTCCCATCAGCCCGTTGTATGTATCTGCTTACATACTGAGCTGTTACTGCGTCATTAAATATATCGCTATACTTCTTACCAGATAGTTCTTTACCTATTTGTATCCCTCGACTATCAACTGCTATGATTGCATCGAGCACTTCTTCGCCTTGACTATTTTCTTTGTATTTAGCACGCAACCTAGCTGTTGGATCGCCAAGAGGCATATCTGAAGGGCTAGTTCCAGTGCCTGGTATTACAAAACCAAATATTTCTACACCGGGGTTAACTCCCTCACCCCTTAATAAATTAAACATAGTTGTGCCTAAAGCATTTCTAAAGTAACCATCCATAGCTAATCCGTCTGCCCCTTTAAATAACCCTAACTTGTTTGCTCGATCGTAAGCATTTAGTATATTCCTAAAGTTAACGCTGGCTTTACCTTTAAGGTTTTCAGGTTGAAACTGACCAGTATCGCTATCAGTTATATTGCCTACAAATTCTTTTAGCTCCGAGTTTAATTCTGAGACTAGGTCTTGGGCCCTATCATCGTCTAGTTGTCTAATTCTAGCGTTAGATTCAGTTATGTACTGATCTAGCCTTGCATTCATGTTTTGAGACTCTCTATCAAACGACTGTACTTGCATAGGACTTGTAGCAGCATCCCCAGTAGCTAATAATCTGTAAGCGTCTTGGAACTCAGTACTAAAATCGCCACCTGCTGTTACGGCTATAGCAGCAGCTATCTCTGCTTTACTAACATCAATTGAACTGTCGTAATCCGGGATCTTATCTAAATCTTCTGGTGAAGACACTTTGTATTTGTTAAAAGCAGAACGGGCCTTATCTAAAATGTTTTGATCTCCGCCTACTTCGACCATTAAGGCTTCGTTTTGTTTTACAAAACTAAACATAGCCTCTGGACTAGCATTTACAGGGAAAACAATTTCTGAATCTTTTAGACGGCCTCGTAAATCACCTGCTTCTGCTTCCAATTGCTTAATTCTTTGTCGTTCTTCTTCTGTATTACCATCAGTTGTTTTTAGAGGGTTACCAAGCATTCCAGCAGATCCGTCTCCCATACTCCCACCTACGCCAGTACCAAACACGGGTTTGCTTTCTCTTTCTAACGTTGTTCTTGTCTCTTTGTTTTCTGTTAAATCACCTCTAAGTTTTTCTCTATACGCATCTAAACTATCATTAAACTCTGACCCCATTTGAATTAACATTTCAAAACCCTGCGCAGGGTCTAACTCGCCATTTTCTACTAAGCCTTCGATGACATCTACAGCTTCTGGCACACTACCGGCTGCTTCTAATTGTTCGGATATTGAAAGTGATTCGTTTTTTCTTATCCCATCTAAAGTAGCTATAGCTTGCGCTCTTTGTCCCAGTGGCTTACCTTGTGCAGTAAGTCTATGAGAATGTTTTTGCAAAATGCTATTAGCCATAGTACGAAGGCCTTCAGTGTTCGTAAACATAACAATATCTTCTGGGTTATTAGTAAACCCCATAGTCTTTGGAAAAATGCCTTGTTTAGTTTCTATATCAAAAGCAATTCCTTTGTCAGTTTCATTTATACCAACAATCTTACCTTTTTCTGTTTGGCCAGTATTTATATCTTTGTAACTAGTTGCAATAGGACTAGAATTTAAAATACCTATCAACCTGTCTTTACCACCTTCTTCTGCGAGTAATTGTTTAAAATCATCCTCGCTCATTTGTGCATACTTTGTGTTATCTTCTAGCTCCAGATATTCAACGTACGGAGCTACAGTTTCAATAACTTGTGCAGCTGTTGAATCATTTTGTGATTTAATCTGAGAACCTATTTTTTGGGCGGTAAGTATGTCTGATAAGGTTGGCATGTTAAATTAAAAATGCGGCTAATACGGAGGCTCCCATATTAGTCATTTGCGAAGCATAGTTAGCTTTAGCGCCTTTGTATGCTCCTCTTCTTTGCACTTCACCCTGGGCCGCAGTGCCTAACCCCTCTAAAGCCCTAGCATTAACGCCTTGGCCTATACCAATTAATTCTTGTAATAACGCTTGGTTTGTTGACCTTTGTTGAACCCTAGCATTATTTAAAGTGTTTGCAAAAGATAACTGCCCGCCCCTTTGCGCAGCTCGTTGCTGTTGTTGAAGTTGTGCTTGGGATAACCCCGCACCTCCATACCGTTCTAAGTTACGAGCTTGTACCCCCGCAGCTATCTCTGCTTGCTGGGGTGCAGTTTGCCTAGCCCTATCAATGAGCGTAGTATCGTCAGTCATACTCAATAATTTTTTTTCAGGATCCCTGAAGTTCCCAATATAATCGTTATAATCTTGCCGAGTTATGTCAGCAAATGCTTTATCTGGGTTTTCTACATTAGGCAACGCGCCTGCAAAGTCTTGAGTAGTTTTTAAGTTGTTATAATTACTTAATAAAGACATTGTTTATCCTATATCAATACTTCGACCAAATATTATGTCAAATGGATTATCACTAGGATTAAGTGGGTTACCACCATCTGGTTTGCCTTCTTGGGTTTTATCATATACCTTTGCCGCTCTATACTGCTGGACATTTTTACCAACTTGTTGTCCTAAAGTACCGAAAGCTTTTATGTTACCGGCGGTACGTATTTGTTTAGCTTTTGCTCTATTTAAAGTATCAGTGGTAGCTATCTTAGAAGCTGTAGATAAACCTGAAGCTGTTTGCGCTGCCATTTTGTTTGCACTTTTTATTCCCCCAATCTGATCACTTCTTGAGCCTAATAGTCCTTGAGCTGTACCTTGGAGTTGTTGCGCACTAGCAGCAGAAGCTAAATCGGCTTGGGTATCTACTGCACTTACTGCTCTTCTGTTTGGATTCTCAGTAAGGGCTTGCATCGTATCAGCTTGGGCTCTGCCCTCACCTTGAGAGATTAAAGTATCTTCTTCAGTAAAAGACCTATCTACCAATGTTTTTAATTTAGGTAAATAGTTTTCTCTAAAAAACGCTTTGTCTTGCATGGCTACAGCAGCATTTACCTTTTCAGCTTCGCTAGCTTTGTAGTCTGACTTTTTAGGCTTACTCACTTTTAACTGTTCTCCTATATATCCTTGTATCAGTATGCCAGCCTTTTGCTATTGCATACGGTTCCAATTCAGGTACATGAGATTGTGCTTCTATATACTTACAATCGGATTTCCTAGCTAGGTCTTCAATCCAATCTTGGTGAGCTAACCACTCATGCCCGCCTTTTTTATAAGTATACGCTATCCACATATACAATGTCTTGTCTTTTGTGTACCTATCTATATCTATAGTAAGTACTAAAAACCCGATTGGTGAGGTAAATAAAAACGCTCTTTCATCTACGCAATCACTATAAACATCTTCGGGAATAAAGGTTAGACTTGGGTTGTCTGCTAATATACTTTCGATACCAGGTCTAACAATGTTCCACGTGGAACGTATGTCACTAAGCACTGGTTCGACAAAGTCATTAGTAGTCGATCTCCCTTCCGTATCTTCCATAGCGCCTCCTTGGCTTACCTATTCCTTTGTATTTTACGGTCCGTTTTACGCCCAGGTCCCCGCCTCTTGCACGAAGTTCTGCTTGTATTATTTCACCATTAAACTGTACTAAATATTCTCTAGCCGCACCTATATCTGTCCACTCTCTGTTAGGCATACGAAGTAGTCTATATAGAGCACCATAAATAATTGCATCTCTGTATTGATTAGAAACTGTGCTGTCAATGTTATTGCTGGTTCTAGTTGGTTTTAAAGCCACACTAGCAATAACTTCTTTAGACCCGCTTGGCACGGGCACTATCCAAAACAAACTAGAAGATTTTTGTAAGTAAACATGCGGGCTGCCTGTTCTATTTCTCCAGTCTGGATAGTTTAACTCTAGGCTACGGGGACTAATAGGGTCCATATCATTGCCATCGTGAGTCATATATAAAACTTGATGTACTTCTGTAGCTACTGGAATATCAAAATCATATTCATAAACACCCGCAGTGGTGTTGAATGGGTCCATATCTAGTATGTAAGCCTTTGATCTCTCGCAAAATTCTATAGTCGCGGATCTAATGTTCTGTTCAACTAAAGAATCAGGGCACAAAGGCACGTAAGGTAAGATTTCTTTTACTAAAGAAGTATAAGTTGCTATTCTATGCTCCTCGCATCATGGGTGACACAGCTCCTATGTTAGAAACTGAGTCGTTGTTAGGGTCTAATAATAGTTGAGCTTGGGCGCCTTGGCCTATGCTTGCTTGAAAAAGCTGGTAATGTGTACCTGCTCGTTGTGCATTTCCTGCGTACTCTGCATCTTTCAGGTAGGCCCTATACAACACGAAGTCTATAATCGCGTTAGCATAAGTATCATCTATATCAATAGTGCTACTGCCTGTAGTTAAATCTGTAGGAGACTTCGAATAAACAATCTCTAAAAAAGTACTTGTGCTAGACGCTCCTGGATAAACGTAGAAATTTCGTGGGTCGTCTTCGTCAAATATATAGTTTTTAACAGTGGTCCCATGTGCAGAAGACCCCGTTACAGTGGGATCATGCCAATCAGGGTCTTGCGTGTTTAAAATATCAGCGTTAACTAACCTAACTGCCCTTTTGCCAGTTGCATCAGCGGCTGCACTAGACATATTTCTAGTTATTTTAATTAATCGCAACCCCTCGGTGGGTAGGGTTTGTTTAGTCCCTACCACTAAAGCTACGTTTGCTGTTTTAGCAGAGGCTTCGGGTCTGAAGTTAACGATTTCTCGTTGAGCGTCATTAATGTAGCGACGCAATTCAGCATCTGACCAACGAACACTAGTGGTATCTTGTAGGGTGTCTCTTATTCTAGCTAATAAGTTAGTCTCTGTTAGCGTGCCCACGGTTTACCTTAATATTAGTGTAGGCAGTCTTCTATTTCTGCAATAAGGTCTGCTTTTTTCTTACGTCTATCTAACTCAATGCCAATAGTACGGCCGTATTCCTCAAGCTCGATTTTACTCATGCCTTTAAGATTTGGCTTAGGCTCTTCTACTACGGCCGTTTCTTCTATTGAAACTTCTTCTTCAACAACGGGTTCTGGAACTTCTTCTACTTTTACATCAGGAATTCCGCCTTTAACTTCTGTACATCCCGCTTGTAAGCATAGTAAACCTAAGTCATCACCGACTTGTCTAGGTTCGTTTGCTTTTAAATGTATTACTGCGCCCCAGGTAGAGGCTATTGACTTATCTTCGTTTGATACTATCCACATAATTTTCTCCTAAATATGGGTGACTACTAATTAGCCACCCATAAAGAATAACACAATTAGTATGCTACATCTAATCTAATAACACCGAAGTCTTCAGACTGTCCTGTGACATCTGAATGATACTTAGGTTTCTGTAGACCAAATATCTTACCAATTGATATACCGTTTTGGTTGCCATAGTCGAAGGTGTCTTCTACTATTTCAGGAATACCAATGTCGGCCATAGCTAATGCTTGAGCACCGCAGAATAAACATGCAGAACCGTTAACATCAGCGTCAGCACCCCATTTGTACCCAGCAGCACCAGCATTTGATGATGTGCCAGTTGTAGCGCCCGTAGTGTTAAACACGTGCCTAAACTCGTGAATCATAACACCGTCAACCATTAGACTTGAAGAGCCCGAGAACAAGCTTGACTGAGGTCCTCTGATTCCAGCATTTCTGACGTTAGCCAAGAAATCTGAATCAAGTTTAAGGTCAGCCATTACTTGTGGAGTTACGAAGAGATGGAACATCTCGTCATTACCCGCACCCCTTAGCCCTCTGATGTACTGATCTTTAGCATAAGCTTTTAGATCAACAATAGCGCCATAGCTTAGTTTGTCAGCTGCAACAGTTGCAGTAACATCACCGGCTACGATACCGTTTGTAGCATCAAATCTTCTATGTCTATTAGAAGTTGGAGCAGTTACATTACTTGAAAACTCTAAGTCATTTAGATTTTGACCTGAAAGTAATGATGGTCTTAGAGCACCATTGTTCTTGAGGTTATATCCAATACCACTTAAAGTAAGGAACGCTAATTGGTCCATTCTGTCAGCCATTGCATAAGCAAGTGCATCTCTAGAATGTTCCCTGAAGTTTACAACTGATTTTTGATCAGCAAGACGACCCGAAAGTCTGTTTGCAAATCTTAATTGATCAATTGTTACGACGATGTCGAAAGCTCTTAGTGCCTCTTCATTACCTTCTAAGGTGTTGTCTCCAACAATACCGTCACCAGTCATATCGGCTAAAAGTGTTAATACAGCTCTAGCTCCTTTTTCTGATTGAGTAAGTTCAGATATTCTCTGAACCATAGCATTGGATCCGCTACCCGCGAATTGGTTAATAAAGGACATATTTCTTGCAACACGCCAGAAGTCACGAGACCAGATCGTTAATTGTTCACTGGTCAACGAAGCAAAGTTTGTATTTGCCATGATAATGTCTCCATTAATTAAAATTAACCAGTCGACTTATTGGAGCGACTATTTGTCCGTATACCCTTTGTCGTTGGGGTTACGTTATCGTTTTGATACGGGTTGCGAACCCGGCCAATTTTACGCCTTGTGCCGGCGAATAACGATTTTTTATAGGATCGATCCTAGTAAGATATCGCTCTTACGTGCGAACTTATTTGTTTTATACCACACTTTATCCGAAATCACCACGCATTCTTCTTAAAGTTTCCTCGGGCAATGCGGCAAATTCTTCGGTAGATAAGGTATTAATATCAACTTTTTTATCAGATTTATTTTTACCTTTCATAGCTGGCGGTTGTTTTTCCGCTGCTTCTATCTTTTTATTGGTATTCGCAATTTTTTTCTTTTGGACTATCTCTTTCTGTACAGAATCAACCTTTTGGGTCTCTTGTACAGTTGGTTTACCCATAAGCAAGTCCACAGCTTTTTGTAAAGCGTCTGCACCTAAGTAACCTTGTGTCATATAAGCATCCCTTAGTTCTAACACCTCGTTAGTTTTGTCTTGATTAAAACTTGGATCTGCTTGATTTAACATAGGGTACAGAGTTTCTAGCTGTACAGCCTTGGTCTGTAGGTCTACCATCTCTTGGTTTTGAGTAACAGTCTGACCCATCTTGGCTTGTACCTCAAACATCATTTGTTGTTTTTCAGCATCTCTTATTTCTTTCCTAAGTTGGGTAGCTTTTTCTGTTTCACCTTCCATAACTAAAGTTTGGTACTCTACTTCTTTAGCATCAAAATCAAACTCCGGTGCTTCTGTGACATCTTCGACTTTAGGGGCCAATGCTTCATCTAGTTTCTTTTGAAGCGCTTTTTGTTTAGCTAAAACTTCATCAAACCTAGACTTAGGAATCATCGGTTCTTTTTGAGCAAGTCCTCCCTCATCTGTTGTCTCAGGTTGTTGTGTATCTCCCTCATCTTCTGCCAATACTGTTTCTTCTCCTGTGTCTTCTGCGACTTCAGTTTCAGGTTCAGATTCTTCCTCCTCTGTTTCCTCTTCAGGCTCTTCAGATGATTCTTCTTCAACCTCGACTTCATTGGTCTCCTCCTCTTGAGTTTCTTCGGCTTCTTCTTCGTCTTCCTCATCTTGAACGGGGTCGTCGAAATTTAAATCCACCTCGAATGGTTTTACTTCTTCTTCGGTCTTTGGATCTGATCCGGGCATCGTGCTTAGCACGACATCATCGTTAGTTTCAGTTTCTGGATTCTTAGCCATTATTGAGTACCTCCTGTGGTGTCTAAGTTTTTAAGAGCTTCGACGGCCATCTTGGACGCCGCTGCTGTGTCACTCTGTTCCTTACGCATATCGTTTGTCAATGATGACAATCTCTCACGTAAATCGAGTTCTTCTCGTTTAGTTTGCAGTTTACTCTGTAACTCTGCAATCTTCAACTGTGGTTCGTTTTCTATTTGATCTACTTTAGCAACATTCACAGCTGCTTGTGTTTGCAAGTTAGCAACCTCTGCCTCTAGCTTAGCAATCTCAAGCTGCGTGCTTCTGATTTGTGATTCCATTTGGAACTGTTGTAGTTGTATTTGTTCAGGTGTTGGAGGAGCAGTACCCTGCATTTTTCTTATCCTATCAGCAACATCCGCTTTACGTGACAAGTGTGAGTACTCTACTATCATATCGTCCGGTATTGGCACTCCAACTTGACGTAAAGATATGGCCTCAGCAAACTGCATCTCATCAAAGTTATCTCTAGCAGGTGCATTTGATACTATTACGTCGTACTCTCCTAGTTGTAAATCATTAATAACTTGCCCTTCTGGAGTCATTTGATTTACTCTTAGTTGTGTTCTTGGTTTATACGGATCAGATTCGTCAGTTATTTGTATAACACGCTCTTCTGTATAATACCCCTGTATTAAATCAAGTATAGATTCTGCTAAATACTGTCTAGACTTAGCTAAATTAGTAAGGGGTACCTGTAAAAGCATAGACCCTCTGTTTTGTTTAGCTTGTATGGCTACGCCAGATACTTCCGCGCTGTCTTGACCTAACATAGCATCAGTAATACCACTTATTTGTTTAATATTTGCCGCAGCTTTTTGACCCAATCGATCTAAGCCCGTAGGTATTTGATTGGGTGGTATCTTCGCAGGGGGCGATGAACCACGGTTAAACTCTAATACTAACCCAGTCTCTGCTCCGTGTTCTTCTAAATCATCTGCAGTCATGCCTGAAAGAGAACCGTTCTCTACGATCCAACCACTGTTTGCAGTTGTGTTTACTATATGCAGTTCTTGGGAAGTAATTTTATTAAGTTGCTCTTGTGGAGATAATAAGTTTCGTACCATACCGAATGGTTTACCGCGTCTAAAGTACGGGAAGTAGGGCACAATCGTAAAATGTTTGTAGGGAGACCAATCATCAAACAGTACAACTGTGTCAGCTGTAACGGTCCAACGTACTTTTCTAACTGTCTTAGTTAAAATATCTAACCCATACTGATCAGCAAAATTTTCTCTTTTCTTTTTAGTCCAGTTCTGAGGCACATCTCGCATGTCGCCTGTTACTGGGTCTAAATAATACATGCAATCTTTAAGTCTATAATATTGTCTTTCTATAACTCTTATCGACCTAAGCATACGTGCGTTTTCAGGATCCCCAGGGTACTGTTGTCCGTAATTGTATTCGTCAGTATCTCCATACCTTTCTTCTTCAAACTCCATAGAGTCTGCGCCCAAAGTTGTACCTGTCTCTGCTAACATTCTTAACTTGTCTGCTTGGTCTTGCCCGTATGTTTCTTCTATCTCCTCAACACTCATCCACTTGGTTTCAAATATCTCATTCCAAGTTCTTGGGTCGTAGTGTTTTGCATCTGGGTCTATAAGAATATCTAACGGGTCTTTTGCCTCTATCTTAACTTCCCCTTGTATGTGGTCAGAAAAATCTATTCGCACATCAAAGTAACCCCTGTCTTGGATCAACCCATCAGAGAATACTTGGTTCTCTACCCACTCTAACTTATTGTTGTCTGCTACCTGTTGGTAAACTTTTGTTAGAACATCAGCAACATCTTGGTTGCCACCGCCTCTGGGTTTAAATGTTATATCTGCTTTTTTCGTGCTCTGTTCTCCGAGCACAGCATTGATCGTAGGTAAGATGGTATTTATGGTTAGAGCAGGTCTGCCCTGATCATCGAGTTCTTGCATATCGAACTCATCCCACTGGTCTCCGCGATAATACATATCGCATTTTTTTGCCAGTTGCACATAGTCTTCGTGGCCGTTGTCTCGCGCACGTGTGTATGAGTTCCACTGGGTTTTTGCTAGTGTAAGTTCTTCCCCTTTATCTAACTTCTTTTTAGTTTTATTTCTGTATGCCATACTATGCGCTCATTGCGGACTTCTTCTTCGGTCCTTTTGCTATATATCTTAACCTATCGCGCCACGAAGGTACATGCTCTGGCGCTTCATAAAAAGTTGCGTACTCACTCATCATTAAACCAACCCAAGCCAAGGCATCAACTTGGTCGTCGTGCACGCCGTTAGGAAAACGTAAAAGCTCAGCCACGAGTGGGCCCGTCCAAACTGCGTTCTCTGGAAAAAATACTCTTCCCTGTTGCATCCGACCTTGGATAGCTCTAGCCCTTGCTTCTTTGTCACGCCTACCTACTTTTAAATCTTTAAAATACGCGGAATGTAATCCACGCTCTGAAACCCTTTTCTGTAAGAAAGGCCCAATTGCCATTTCTATATGTCCCTTCTCTATACCTATAACTCCAGGACGCCATTGCTCATAAAAATCTAGAATTTTTTCTACTAACTCAAAACCGTCATACCTGCCGCGGATAACATCAACCACGAACATATTATCGTACTCGTCGATCCCAACAGTCATACCTACTGAGTAGTCATTCCGATCCCTTTGTCCAATCGCCAAATCCCAAGCGGTATAATATCGAAGTCTATCATAGTCTAAGTCGGGTGGGTCATAATATTGGATCATGTCGCGGGTAAAATAATCCCCTTCGTCTGACACTGGGTTTTGTTGGTACAGAGCCGTCCAATCTCTAGGCCCGATTGCTTTTTGTATTTTTTCTAAAGATTCTATTGTGTAACGTTCGGGATGCAACGGGTCGCCTTCTTTTCTAAACTCTTCGTCTTCTTCAGCTAGCGCAGGATACTTAACAACTTCCCAATCATCGGCGCCGTTCTCACTGGCCATTAATAGTCTGCCCGCTAAATCATCATCGTGCCATCTAGTTAAAATAACTAAGATCCCGCCACCCGGCGCTAGACGAGTATAAGCTGTTGAGGTATACCAGTCCCAGGTCGCTTCGCGATTATTTTCAGATTCTGCATCCTCTCTGTTTTTTATCGGATCATCGATTAATAATATGTGCGCACCTTTACCGGTGATACCACCACCGACACCAGCTGCAACATACCCACCGGCTTGGGTTGTTTGCCAGGACTCTACTGACTGAGAATCTTTGTCCAATCTTGTTTCTTCAAAAACTTTTTTATAGCTCGGCTCTCTTAGAACCTGTCGAACTTTTCTTGAGAAACTCATAGCCAAAGATCCAGAGTAGGAACAACTTATAAATTCATGGTCTGGGTTGCGTCCAAGATGCCAAGCAGGAAAAGCGATACTAGCTAAAGTAGATTTGCCATGCCGCGGGGGCATAAACAACATCAGTCGGGGGGATTCTTTATTAGCTACATCTTCACTAAACTTCTCTAGCCTTTTACAGATATCTTTGTGTACCCAACCTGCTTGGTAATCCGGATTAAACTTTTCTACAAAAGGCAACATGCGTTTTCGTGCTAGTATTCTCTTCGCGAGCTCTTGTTCGGCCCGTAATTGTGCTGTGTGCGCTGCTTTTTGTTCTTTGTTCTGTTTTTTCGGTTGGGGAAGCTGTTCTGCTTCGTCGGCAGCACAATACACGCATAAACCTTTAGGTAATACGAGATTCTCTGCTAAAAGTTTCTTACACTTATAGCATTCTAGCTTTTGAAGGTCTGTCACGCTTATTTTTTAGCTTTTTTAGTCTTCTTTTTAGTTTTTTTAGGTTTTTTTACCGACGTTCTAGGATATCCTTTACCATAGCCCATAGTTTTCTCCTTTTTTTAACATTTCCAACGCTTTCTGGCTTGTCTTAGCCTAGAATTTGGGTTTTTAGCTGCTTTTGGGAACTTTTTCATCTGTCCTGCGCTTCTAGCGCAGTAAGATTTACGTCTTTTAGCTGCTTTTGATCCTTTTTTAACTTTTCCTGTTACTGCTGTCTTTAATTTTGACCCAGGATTCTTTCTTCGGTAGGCTGCTACGCCTGCTCTAGTCATACCGGCGCCAGACTTTGTAGAACGGAAGTTTTTTTTATTCCGTTTGGGCATGTTATCTCTTTTTCTTGGCACGGGTCCTCCTTTTCACTGCAGGTTTTCTTTTCCTAACTATAGTTTTTACGTTGCGTGGTTTTCCCCCTGGGTTGCCCGCTGCACGTTTTCTTTTAACTGCGCTTTTTCTCTGAGCCGCAGTCATTGAATTAGCTTTTGATCTTGGAACGCATTTTGGGTATTTGCGTTTACCTTTACCTTTAGCGGATTTTCTACCGCAAGCTTGGTATTTGCCTTTCTTTTTTGGAGCACCGATATCTACCCAATCGCCTTTTGGTCCTTTACCGAACCACGCGGTTAGGCCACCAGTAGGCTTAGCCATTATCTATACCCACCGCCACGTTTTTTATAGGTTCTTACTAACCAACCATTGGCATAGGCTGAAGGATAAACTTTAAATTTTCTTTTAGCTTCTGCTTTTACTCTTGAGTATAGAGCTTTGTTGGTAGGTGTTGCACCTTTTCTCTTTGTGTTTTTTCGTTTAGTAGCTTTTCTTTTTACCGCCACGATAACCCCTCTTGGTTGTACCTTTAGATTTCTTTTTATTAGCCATCTTCATTTTCTTTGGCTTTTGATTTATACAATGCATTATTTTTTCCCCTTCTTAGCTAATATTTTTTTCTGAAGAAATTTTGGCAAAGTTTTTTGAGCAGACGTTAGTTTGCTTTTCTTCATTTTCTTTTTAGTAACTTTCGCTTGTTGTGCATATTTAGTCATTGTTATCTCCTTTTGGTTCTAAGTATGAAGTGTCTACGCCAGCTAGTTTTAAAAGCTCGGCATCCGGCAACCGTTCTAGTTGTTGGATCTTGTCTACATTTATATTGACCTGGGTCGCTTGTTCAGGAGCGAATAGCCCATGTAGTTTACATAAGGAGTCGACCACGTTTTTTTCTTCTGTGGCGGTGGCCGATTTTCGGTGAGCCTCAAGATACATGGTGGTGGCCGTGTTTCGATCGAACCTGACCTCTTCACGCATCTCTTCTCTTAGGTACCCGATTGCTTGTTCTATTTTTGGTTTTTTAAAAACCTCGTACACATGATCCATGTTGCGGTAGCCTGCCGCCCGTCCAGCTGCAGCTTTACTTAGTCCTCTCAAATGAAACAAAACTAGCCTTTCTTCTTGTACAGAAAGCTCGGACAATTTAACTCCGGCGTATGGGTAATGGGACTGAAGTTCAATTCTGTCTTCTTCGGTCACTTGCATTTCTTGATTTGCTACAAGGCTCATATCGTAAGCATATCTTATTTGTAGATAACTTGTAAATTTTTGCGTGAAAATTTTTTTTGAAAAATGTTTTCTATATCGCGTTCACATTCCCCCTCCCCTCTGCCAGCGACCTACCCCCGACCCCGATTCGCTTTCGTAACTACCTTTCTGTTTTCAACGTTTGGAACCTTGTTTCAGTTTTATAGCAGTGGCTCAAGACAAAGGCCAGACAAGCTGTCTCTTCCATATAGGTTTATGAAGTGAGTAAATGGTTTACTTACATAACTAGCTAAATAGGAGATTATTATGGCTAAATCTAAATATGAAACTAGCTTTGATGTTGACACCATCGAGGCTCGTAAAGACAGAGCGTTATCAGTATCTAAAGGCGGTAACCTCAACTTGGACGCTAAAGTAGCGAACCCTAACTTCGATAAAAAAGCGAAGGAAGGACCTGACAGCTACGCGATGACTAGCATCAGAGAGATGTTCGAATTCTTTATCCTTAAAGAAGACGGCTCAGTGGCGTTCAAACTCAAACCACACGCTAGTCTACAAGGTGGCACATCAGTGACATCTTTCGCTAGAGAGTGGACACCGGAGAGCAAATAATGCAACTAGGATATTATCTTGGTCGCGT